ACCGGTAGGCCAGTACTGAGACCAGCGGGGCTGCGATGTGGACGGATCGGTGTACTCACAGCCGACGAAAACACCAAGCATGGACCCAGAGGTCGTGCCAGTGAACTTTTCAACAGTGCCACCCGTAACCAGAGTAACCATGTCACCGAAAAAGAGGTTAGCTGCGTAGCCAGACGCGATACTCATCAAACGAGTAGCGCCAGCATACGAAGTACCATCAATACGATTGACCGGCTTCAGGCCGTAGGGAGCGGAAACGGTAGGATATGCCATTTTTTTACTCCAAAAAAGTTAGGTACCATGCCCAAAAGTGACCTTGGTTTTGCGCTCGTTAAAAAGCGGCATTCGCGGGTCATTTTCGCGCATGAAGTTGTTGTCAACTGAACGCATCTGGTTCGTCGCTTCGCCGTTGAAGAAGTCATTACGTTCCAGAACCATCTCAGTCGGGGCTTTACAGAGCAGCAACCCACCAATCACGATATATTCCTTGAAGCGCTCATTTTCTACGCCCGCAACGAAGATCTCAGGGTGGTCTACAGCTCGTACAGGTTCCCAGCCCTCACGGAACTTGAGGGAAACGTTCATGGCATCGGCCTCACCACGAGTGCTGGTACGTACCCAGCGAAACGCGTAACCATCTTCTGGTGTAGGGCTCGGCAGCGTATCTGGGCGTAGCCAGCTACGTTTACGGATAGCGCCATCGCGGGTTTCGAGCGTGCGCGGTGTTCTAGTCTCAGCCATTTTGTTTCCTCATTTCCAATGCAACCTGTTTGGCATATTCATTAAGCGGAACCCCCAGCCGTTTGGCTAGTGTTACCTGCGTGGCAGTTAACACGACCTTTTTCGAGGCCGTACTCCGCGTTGCAGGGGCCACGACGTTTGCCTTTCGCCGCAGTTTGGGGTCTTGGGTGGCATCAGCATCGCCGAACGAATCCGGAAAAACTTGACGCACGCGCGCATTGATGCGGTCGTAATACTCGTCAGAGCGAGGGTCTACACCCTGTTTTACTAGCTTCTGATGCAACCCCAGAGCAAAGCTAGTCATCTCGTCGTCGCTGCCGAACCAAGAATTGCGTTGTTGCCATTCCTCGGCCCGCGCATCCGGTACTGGGGCGGTTGGTGCTGGTTGTACACTAAACGTTTCTGGCTGTAAAGGGGTAATCTTAATACCCGCAATTTTTTCAGTCGCCATCTTCGCAGATGTCATGGCTTCCTGCGCTTTAACGACCGCATCAGAATCGCCTGACTCGTACGCATGTTTGTACGCAGCAGCGCGCTACGGCCTCATTAGCTGCTGCCTTTTGCTTGGCCTGTTCCACCAAAACTGTGTGGTTCTGGTTAACCTTATCCTTGAGCGTGTTAACCTCGCCGACGAGTCGCGTAGCTACTGCCTCTAGCTCCGTCCGCTCCCGGGCAGACTGCTCTGCGATGCGCCGCTGGTCGTGGTACCCCCTACTAAAATGCTGGATGCGTTTGCGCACCTTCTCGGAGTACGACTCAAGCTCCGCGTCAGTCAGTTCATCAGGAGCGTCAGATTGGCGCTTGTTGCGGTCACGTTTAGGGGTATCGTCAACGACTTCGACTTCAACTTCGATTTCAACTTCGTCGTCCGCCTCAGTACCCGCGTTGTCTGTCGGCGCATCTGCCCTGTCAAGTTCCTCGTCGGGGAACGTGTACGACGTCTGTTCCATACTCGTAGCCATGTTTATGTCTCCTTATGCACGCGCGATGCCGCGCGGATCTAGTACGACGGCTTCGATCGAGTCGTCGTTCATTAAACGGTATTCAACGCCGTTAACTTTGAGCCGCGTCCCCGAATTGGCGCGGAACACTACGAAATCTCCTACGTTGCACCACGGGCCGGTAGGGAACCGCTCCTTGTCCGTGTACGCCTGTGCCCCCATTTCGATAACCCGGCCAACTACAGTAAGAATTCGCTCTTCCATAATAGCTTTGTCGGATTTTATAATCCCGCTACCGTACTCTGTTTCCACCTGCGGGAGCGCGATTAACAGCCTATATCCGACCGGACTAGGCAGTTGGTTGGTTGCAACATCGTCAGCTTCATCAATTTTCATCTTCATCCTCAACTTGGACGCGCCAGAGGTCTTTAGTGGTTTGAATAGCGAGCCGGAGACCCCGAATCCTGCCCGTTACTTCTCGGTACTCGTCGAAGCTCTTCGCCCCCCCGCTTACCAAAAACTGAACCGAGGAGTCCACATCCTCCTCGAACTTAGATATAAGCACGTCAAAGACGGTTTTGCCCATGAATTACCCCTTAGGCGGCTGTTTCGGCTGTTTTGGCGTAGCCAAAACTTTAAGCGCGTCTAGCCGCAGTCGTTCTTGACTCTGCCGTTCCTGCGAACCGACGCGAACGTTTTCACGCTCAGCTTCAATACTTACGCGTTCCTTATCCAGCATTAGCTTAGCCGCGGCGATCTGCAAATCCGCTTGTAGTTTCTGCTGCGCCAACGAAGTGTCTGCTTGTAGTCGCTGCTGCGCCAACACGGTATCGGCCTGCGCTTTCTGAGCTTTGGCGGCGGCGTCCTGCTGCTGAATCTGCACCTTGGCCTGCTCCAACTGGAACAGCGGGTCCGCCGCCTGCTGCTGCGCCTGCTGCTGCGCCTGCTGCTGCGTATGCGCTTGTAGAAGCTGCTTGCCAGCGTCAGCGACCAACCGAGCCAGTTGAACCTCGATGTCATCCGGTAGTTCCTCATCTGGAGGTGGCAGTGCCACACCCAACCGCTCTTCCATCTGCTTGCGGTACTGGAAGCCGAGATGTTCGGCGATGTGCGCTTGCAGTGCTGCTGTGATCTGCTGCGCCATCGGATTCTGACCCAGCGCGACCATAACCATCGGGTCCTGCATAAGCGACGCGACCATAACCATCGGGTCCTGCATAAGCGCCTGGTGCGCGGCGATATGCGCGTCGTGGTCCTGATGGATAAACGCCTTGACAGGCTTACCCACCAACGCGGCCATGTTCTCTGACACCGGGTCCTTCGGCTTCATGTCATCGCTAGTTGGAACGATTTTATCTGCGTTCTTCACGCCGAGCGTCTCGATCATTTGCCGGTGCAAATACGGCAAATCGTATATCTGCGGGCTCGCCTGCGCCATCTGGAACACGGCCTGATACTGCACAACGCGCTGCGCCATCGTACTGCTGTTCGGGTCCGATACAGGGATAACCTCGACCATTTCGTAGTCGCTGCGGCGGGCCTGTACGCGCCCCGTCTCCGGCTCATAGGCGTACTCACTGGGTGCGTACTCCGCGATTATGGCTTTGAGCAGCTTGAACTCCTGCTTCATAGCGTAATGGACGCGACTCTGAACTGCCGCCATCGGCTTGAGCGTGCGCTCAAGCAACGCGAGTGTGGTGCCTACTGGTGCCTGTGCTGACATGTCCGAGATATTCATGTCGCTGATCGCCCCTAACCGGCGACCCTCATCCGTCACCCGCTGGAGAAGCGCGAATAGTGTCTGGCTAGGCTCCTTATACGGGAGCGGCATGATGTTATCCCGCACGCTGCCAGACGGCACGTCCACGTCGCGGAACTCGCCCGGAGCGATGGGTGTGTCGTCACCTTTAATACGCAACCCGCGGGACTTGAGGCCCGACGGGAGATTGCTTAGCGTACCTGCGTCGATAAGCTGCCGTATGATGCTGGTGCCCGCTCGGGCGTATCCGCCGATGATATGGATAAGGCCAAGGCCATAAAACCCAAACCCCGGTACATACACGTAGTGTACAAAGTGATTACGCTTGCGCCGGAGCGGGTCGTCCTCATCCCAGTTACGCCGGATAGCCAGCACGTCCCCGCTACTCTTGTCTACCGTCACCACATACGGTTTTGCAAGGTCGTCTTCCTCGTCATCTACGCCGTCGATACTCAGGTCCGCGTGAATCTCTAGAAGCGTGTACCGGTCGTCGTCTTGTAGCGTGTATCCGCCTTCTTCGGCCTTCTTTTTCTCGATGTCCGTATGAAACGCCTGCGGCTCCCCGAGATCGCGGTCTGCGTAAAACCCTGCGGCTATTAGCTTGTCGACCTCGTTCTTAGTCTTACGCATCACGTGCGTAACGCGCTCTGCGGTCTCTATGTGGCTCGCGCCATACGGCACAATGACATCTTCTGCGGAAATATACACCGCAACCTGTCGACCCAAGCTAGGATCGAAGTACACTTTCTTGAACGCTGAACCCGCCAGCCCGAGGGAGTACAGCATCCGCTCATGCTCCCCGCGGTACTCGACCATTCGGTCCGTAATCTGGTAGTTCATGTCCTCCCGCACTCGATCCGCGGCTTCTTCTTTTTCCTGCGTCACCTTCCCGAGTATCTTCGTGCGCACCGGACCCGCAGCGGGGAACGTCTCGCTCATAGCTTCGGCTTGGAACCGGATCACTGCTTCAGCCAGCACGGTAGAGAACACTCCGGACGCACCGTCCCACGGCTCCGTACGCTCCTCGTACTTGAATCCGAGCACTTCCATACCCTTGATGTAGGTGTCCGCCCATTCCTTACGCGCCGTTATGTCAGCGTCTACCAGCTCCTGCAAATCCGAAGCCAACGCCTGAACCGTTCGCTCGGGCAGAAACTCAGCCAAGTTATCCCCAAATTCTGTAGCGCAGAGGCACCCTTCGGCGTCTTCGGCGTCAAGCACCACCTCGGCACTACCATCATCCAATATGACCACAGTATCAGGGCCGAGGGCGGCTGTACCCTCGTCTATCTCTACCGCCTCTAGAAGGTCTTCTTCATGGCCATCGGTATCGCCTTCTGGCATGGTGTACAAACCTTTGCTAATCATATCGGTTCCTTAATAATACGCCGCGCGCCGCGGCTGCACATACTCATCATCCTGCACGTCAGTAGGTAGTCGAATGAACCCGCCCGTGCGAAAGCGAAGTAAGGCCATCACCGCAGCGTCGGTCAAATCGTCATGGGGCATAGCAGGGAACCCACAAACCTCGTCCACGACTTCTTCAGCCCAACGCCTACCGGCAGGATACCATACCATGCCTGACGCAAATATATCCGAA